ACGGAATTGAAATGCCGATGGAATTGATTTCTGTGAAGGAATCAAAGGCTGGTTCGTTTGTACAAGTCGTGCCAGAGTACAAACGTTTAAAGAATCGTTATCAAATGATGTGGGATCAAAAAGATTGTGTAGAGTATTTGAAAACTTCAGCAGTGTTGGCAGTATACATTGACCAAAGTCTAAGTACAAACACATTCTACAATCCTGCATTCTTTGCTGAAGGTAAAGTACCCGGTACATTGATTGCTAAGAATTTAATGTTAGCATACAAGTGGGGTATCAAAACTATCTACTATAGTTTGATTAATAAAGTGGGCAGCAAGGCAGCATTACAAGAAGATAATATCATTCCTTTTGTAAAGCAAGATACTATTGAAGATGAAGAATACTGTGAGAGTTGTGTATTATGAGTAAAGACCAATATAACCTAAGTAAGCAGACTAACTATCTAAAACGTACAATGTTTTTAGATCCAGAAGGTCCTGTAACTGTACAACGATTTGAAGAAGTCAAGTACCCGAGACTTGCTAAGTATGAAGAAACAGCACGTGGTTTCTTTTGGGTGCCAGAAGAAATTAGTTTAACAAAAGATAAGATTGACCATAAGGATAGTAGCGATGCAATTAAGCATATCTTTACTAGCAACTTACTAAGACAAACTGCATTAGACTCTATTCAAGGTCGTGCACCGAGTCAAGTATTTTCGCCCGTAATCAGTATTCCAGAACTTGAAGCATTAGTTAGCAATTGGAGTTTCTTTGAAACTAATATACACTCAAAATCTTACAGTCATATTATTAGGAACGTATATGGTGTTCCTAAAGAAGAATTCAATAAAATTCACGATACAAAAGAAATAGTTGAAATGTCTAGTAGTGTAGGCAAATATTATGATGAACTACATCAACTAAATTGTTTGAAAGAATTAGATCCTAGCAAAGTAGGACATCAAGAACATATCAATAGTATTTGGATGGCATTGAATGCTAGCTATGCATTAGAGGCATTACGCTTCATGGTTAGTTTTGCAACAAGTCTTGCTATGGTAGAGAACAAGATTTACATTGGTAACGGAAACATTATCAGTTTGATATTGCAAGATGAAATACTACATGCAGAATGGACAGCTTGGTTAATTAATAACGTAACTAAAGATGACCCAAGATTTGTAATAGCAAAACAACAATGTGAACGTGAAGTATATGAATTGTATATGGATGTTATACGTGAAGAAAAAGAATGGGCACATTATCTATTCAGTCGAGGAGTTGTGATTGGATTAAATGCTGAGATATTATCAGACTTTGTAGATTATACAGCTTTTAATCGCCTGAAAGATATTGGTATTAAATATAATGAGAATCACCCAAAACACTCACCCATTCCATGGTTCAACAAACACGTGAATATTAATAAAAAGCAATCAGCATTGCAAGAAACAGAAAGTACTAACTATGTTATTGGCGTAATGAGTGACGTAGTTGATTATGAGGAGTTACCAGTATTATGATAGAAAAAGACATTAGAAAACAATTAAACATGATTAACGAGTCTATGCAAATTAGTGAAGACTCGGTAACAACATTTGCCGCATTGGCACATGAAGAATGGCGTAAAAATTATGATCCGTCTGGCACAAAGCCTAGGATTAAAAAGAATAGTGACGGAACTGAAGGTGATATTAACCAATCTTTTAATAAAATACATCCAGATTGGCAAAAAGAAAATCTAGCGGCCGGACAAGCGGCACTTGAAGCAGTCAAAAGATTTTCAAATGATGAAGAAAAGGCTGCTGAGTTTATTCATATTCAATGGATGAGACGTAATCCAAAGGCAGATTATAATGCCGCACAACACGTACCATACGACCAACTTTCGGAAGAAGAAAAAGAAAAAGATAGGGTACACGTAAGAACAATGAAAAAAATACTAAAACAATTATAAGGAGAAAAGGTATGTTAGAAACATTATTTTGGATAGTAGTAGGAGCATTTATGGGTTGGAACTTCCCTCAACCACAATATGCAAAAGACATTCAAGTCAAATACTTGCAAAAGTATATTGATAGATTAAAAGCAATACTATTCTTTTGGAGATAAAATGAAAGCAATAGTATGGAGTAAGTACCACTGTCCTTATTGCGACCAAGCAAAGGCATTGTTAGAGAGTAGAGGAATAGAGTTTGAAGAACGTAAGATTGGTGACGGATTCACACGTGAAGAATTATTAGAAGCAGTTCCAACTGCCAGAACAGTACCACAAATTTTCTTAGATGATGAATATGTGGGTGGGTTTAATGAACTCAGAACAAAATTAACAGAAAGCGTATAATGGAAGTTGGAAAAACATATACAATTAAATTGAATTCAGGTGAAGAATTAATTGCCAAAGTAACAGAAGTACATCTTGGTCAGGGATGTGTTGTAGTGACAAATCCAGTCAGTATTGCTCCCGGACAGCAAGGAATGCAGATGATTCCAAGCATGTTCACAGCAGATATTGATAAAGAAATTAGAATAAATACTAGTAGTATTTCACTTTATGCATACACTGAAGAAAGTATTGCAGACAAGTATTTAGAAGCAACAACAGGAATTAAAATGCCTGAGAAGAAGATTATTTTAGGATAGTAATGCCAAATTTAAGTCGTGTGGGTGACAAGAATCAAGAGGGAGGCGCAATAGTGCGCGGCGCTCCAACGGTGATTGTCAATGGTATACAAGTAGGACTACATGTTAGTCTTATTACCCCACACAGTCCATGGGGCCCGCCGCATCCGCCCCATGATGCTGCCACAACAACAAGTGCAAGCCCTACAGTATTTGCTGAGGGTGACGCAGTACTAAGAATCACATCTACTAATAGTTGTGGTCACAGTATTGTTGAAGGCAGTCCTGACGTATTTGTACCATGAATTTAAACGGAAAATACACCCCACTAAATTTAAATTGCTTAGGATCTTTAATCCAGGATGAAGGATTAAGAATAAATCCAACTGCGGCAACATTTATGGGTTCTAGTAATAGTATTTCAAATTATACAATAACTGCAGGATCAGTAGTGTATGATACTGTTCTAGGTACATTGAAAACTGCAATGAAATTAGCATGGACTAAAGTTGTATCTAGTGCTATTTCCCCTACAGTTTATGCTAATTTAATAAGTATTGGATCAACTACTATCCCTGCACTAGGTAATAGTAAACCAACAACATATACAAAAACTTATTCAAATGAATTAGCAAGTTATGGATGGCTGAGATTAATAGCATTGCAAGCATATAATGAATTTCATATTAACAATGGTTCTTATTCTGATTTTGTTAACACATTTAACAGTTGCTATGCAGTAATGAAGCAATCTAATGTACCCATACAATCATTTGTTGATTCATTGACTTACTTAGACGGTATGTATAGTAACATGAATGATTTGATTACTAGTGATATTACCGGTGTCAGTCTAAGTACATTCTATTGGGGACAAGACTTAATTGCTAGCGGTAAAGCAATTGATTTGACTAGTATTGATACATTCGGAGATCCTACTAATCTAATACGAACAATGTACAAGTATAATGCATTTACAAAATCTGTTAATTTAGCATTAATGACAGCTGGGATAAACGCAGCCGATATAGACAAAATTATAGCTAACTCACCAACTTCAATTGAGCAACAGCAATCAATCTATGCAGCCTTTTGTATGATTGTTGGTGAAGATTTATCTGATATTTTAATTCCTTTAAATTGTCAAACTGAAAATCTACAAAGTTTGGCTGACTTGTTAGATCCTAAAAAGTTATTCCCTACTAGTTATCAGACAATAACTGTACCGGAATACAATACTGCACCTGGGCCAACAAACAGTAAGACATATTATCTATTGTATACTTCTACTGAGGTTAATACTATGGGTGATTTATACGGAGCAAGATTGGATCAAGTATTGCCATCAGAGTTAGCATATGCATGTGATGCATTTGGTACTAGCATGATGCAAATTAAAAGAATTAAATCAATTCCTATTGAAAAATTTAGTCAAGTTGTAGTTAATTTAGAAAATGTATCTGATTTGACTGTTAATGGAACTAGCAAACCAACCGACTCTGCTACTGCTAATGCAGCCTTAGCCGTTATTGCTTTGGGGACCGGTGATAATGGTCTCTACACCATGTGTGATTTCTTTGGATCGATGACAGATTTACATTATGATTGGGATGAGTTAAAATTAAAAATCAATGCAATAACAACACCTACATTGATTAATTGTTACACCAATATATTGACTATTTTGCAAGGCACAGACTACACTCAACTTCAGGGTTGGATAGACAATGCAAACATTGAACTAACCAATATATCAGAAACATCATTATTACAAAGTACTGAACTAAACAACCTGTACAATGCATTTGGTACAAAGTTATTAAAAGAACAAAATGCAAGAGAATTTGCATTACCAAATACAACCGATTTATCAACGACAGTCAGAGACATATATGGATTTATGGGATTATTAAATCAATATAGCCAAGAAACTGAGCAGAACGGACCCGCTCAAGTTCTAGAGTCAATATCTGACATACTTACCTTAGGAGGAAATAGTTTAATTGGGTCAATGCGTGAAACTAGAAACGCATATCGCTTGGGTTTAATGGGAGCAGAACAAGACAACAGTGTCGAAAATGAACCGCTACTCATACCCAAAACAACTGGGAGCGTACCAACTTCCCCGGCAGATCCAACACAACCGTTGGTGACCGAGGGACCGTTATTAGGTGTTGTCGCCATTACAGGAGCTGCAACAGCACTCGGCAGTTTAGCCGGATCCCAAGAAACTACATTAGTACCAACTAACTTGGATATATTCAATATTGCGAATACACCATTATTACCCTCAGTAATAACTCCAAGTGATGCAATACAATCTGTTATAGATTGTAACTGCGACTGTTGGGACCTGCTTACAAACTAATTCCAAAGCAGTTGTAGAAAATCCACGTATAGCGTATAATGCTATACACATCATAAGAAAGGAAATATCATGGAAAGTATTACCTCTGCAATTATTGCCAAAGTAATTATGTTCTGCATGATAGTTATCACTCCTGTATATATTTTAACCAGTGTATTATTAAAGCCGGTTCAACCAGTACCGCAGGAGCCAGTACAAGTAGTTAAGTTAGTAGACGAAAAACAATTGAAGTGCCTAGCCGACAATATTTATTACGAAGCAGGCTCTGAGAGTCTCCATGGGCAAGCAGCCGTAGCAAGAGTAGTATTAAATCGTATTCGTTATGGATTTGCAAATACTCCGTGTCAAGTTGTATATCAGACTAATATGATTACACGGTTAGATGAAGCAACACAAGAAATGATTAAGGTTAAACTGTGTCAATTCAGTTGGGTTTGTCAGAATAACAGAAATAAAATTCACCCCGCACGATATAGGACAGCTAAACAAGTAGCCTATGACGTACTAGCATTTGATGCATATAAAGATGTTGTTCCTAAAACTACACTATTCTTTCATAATCTAAGTGTACAACCAAATTGGCCCTACCATAAAGTAAAACAAATTGGAAATCATGTCTTTTATACGAAAGCTAAATATGTTGCGAAAAAACCCCGACACATTAAAGAACAAACTGTCGCCGTTGCAGAATAAGTTAATGGTTAATCCAGACGATGACACAGCACGGAAAATGATTGAGATGTACACTATGAATGCTGAATATAAAGAAAAATTAGAGGACAGTAAAACTTGGATGAAAAACAATTTAGAATACGATTTACGTAGTAGTGATTATATTGTTGAAAAATGCAAGAATGAAGTCTATGCTCAAAATCTATACGCCGCATTATGTAACAACGAATTCATGAGAAATGAGATGTGGCCTATTCTTAAGGGAGAAACTTGGCATTGTTCTTGGCGTTATGCTGGTGGAATAATTGCTGATATTCTTCAACGTGGGGATTATTTGGATTGGTATTGTTCTGGAATATCAAGTACTTCAATTGATATGGGCGGGTCTGTTGAGGATAACATTTCTATCGGATATGTTAGTGAGAGTGAAGTAACCGATGAGATTCGTGAGGATTTATTCAATCTTGGGTGGTTAGTTTGCCCAGAATCTGATACTTAAGAACTCCACTTAACTTTTGCTAATTGTTCTAGAAATATACTAGCATTCAATTTCCAAAAAGTTTGTGTATGACCACGATATTCTTTTTCAAATGCTCTAGTAAGAACCCCTGTCTTTTCTAAGGCAGGTCCCCATATATTATGTACTAATCTCTGTGTCCCTACATCACTTGGGTGACTAGTAATATACATATCAGTATCGCTAGCCCATTCAATACAAATAGGCATAAAGAACTGTGCAGTAACATGTTGATGAGTAATTATTTGATTGCGTGTGCGTAATGTATTAGTTGGTAACAAATGCGTTAACACACATGTTCTAGCACAAATTCTAACACCTTCATCTATGCTATGTGCGGCAACACTACCTACAGCAACATTGTTGTAATATAAAATCCATACACACCATCTATCTTCATTACGAAAACAATCAATCATTGCTGCTTGTGATGAGTTGTTTACATAACCTTTATCTGTGGCAGCGGCATAAAAATCAGTTAAGTCTAATTCTATTGTCCATGGCTTTAATTTAAACATTAAATCAGTCCTTTTTCTCTATCATTAAAATATTCTCTTATTATATCAGACGACTGCTCTACACCTATAATGGGTACTTCAAATTCAGCTTCCATTACCCATTTAATAGCATTTGCTATATGTTTTGGTTCCATACTATGGTGTAATCCTCTTGGCTTTGCAGAAGATTTAAATCCTCCTACAGTTACATGAGTAACTTTAAAATGCTCATTAGTTAATGCAAATCCTAATTCTCTTAATCTTATAGCATCTGCATGATCTTCATGTAGACTCTGAGCCATATTTGTTTCTGTGTGTGTAGGCAACCATTTAACATATTCTATTAAAGTTCCGATATTAAATACGTGACCAACTTCCCACTCATCACTAATCATTGACAGCAAGATAGACTGTAGATTTGAATGCACATATGCATTGTTAATAAACACATTGTAATTTTTTAATATTAGTTTTAATTTTTCTAACCCTTCATTAGTCGATAAGTCATATCCGTTAGTCCTACTAACAAAATTACTTTCTGGAAACAACTTTTTGATTTCCATAGCAATACCGATATGATCAGGATTTCCGGTACAAAGAATCTTAAACATTCATCGCTCTCTCAATAAACTCAGACGTATAATTAGTTCTAAAACTTTCCCAACATAATTTATCAAATGTATTCCAAGACTGAGGTGTCTCCCAATCTAATCCTAATGACAATAAATGTTTACGCATCTCAT